AACTCGGCATCTTTGCCAATACGGCCAATCAATTGAATTTGTAACATGGTTAAATGGTTAAATGGTTATGGGTTAAAGGTACTTATTTTTTCTTTTGCTTGCGTTCGGTGATCAACTTTTCCACGATATACGTGCTGATGTCGGCCCCTGTCATGCCGCACCAAGATATAAGGTGTTTCAAATCGGCATATCGGTTCGCACAATTGCCGATGGGCAGTTCTTTGGGTTCATCCCCTTCCTTGATTGCAAGGCTAATGGTGGCCAAAACCCCCGTAGTTGATGCCCGAATAATAAGCGGGGCACCAAGGTAAATTGGTTTGATAAGCAAGCCCCAGTTCACGCCGTTTAGGTGCTGAAAGCCAAGTTTTTCTAATTCTGTTTTTGTCATGGTGTTTGTTGTTAATTGTGAAAGAAAATGTCGCAAGGTATTTCGTGCAAGGTAGGCTGATTTTCGTTCAATTCCAACTCAATCAATACCATACGCAAATGCTCTGCAAGTTGAAGACATTTGCTATAATACTCCTTGTCCCCGATTTTTGTATTGTTTACAAATTTTATGCTGTGGCTAACGCTGGCATGGTCGCAGTTAAGCAAAGCCCCAATTTTCTCCATTTTCATTCCAGTAACAGCCCTGAGAGCAAACCGAAAAGCGTGTTTACAATTTATTTGTTCTGTAAACCTTCGCTTTGTAAGTGCGGTTTCAATCGGCACTCCCCAGTATGCGGCCATTTCCCTTAGTACGGTTTCTTCGTATCCGGGCTTGATGGGATATTTTACATTAGCCACAATTCTTTTAGATAAAATTCGGTCAATGTATGCCTTGACTTCTAATAAATTAACGTCCTTGCGGTTTAAATAGCGTTTAAAATGTCGTGTCATTTCAGTTTGGTTAATAGTTCAACTTCAATAATATTGCGGCACATTTGTACCCTGTCGTAAATGGCCTCGATTAGCACATCATCCCGCTTTATTTCATAGGCCTTGATGCGGTATTTCGCTGGTACATGGTCATAGCTTTGCACCTCGCCGCATATTTCTTCAGGGGTTGGCATAAGCACGTAAACCAATTGGGCGTTTTTAAGCCCCGTTAAGGCCATATAACCTTGCAACTGGTACAGATACCCCAGCGGCGGCTTAGAATCCCACAAAGGGAAGGTAAAAGCGTCCCAGCTACTCTTAATGTCCACGATGCTTGTACCCTCAACGATGTCGGGCGTGCCAGTTAGCCAATCATTTTCAAAGAACCGTTCGTTCTTTTCGGGCATGAACCAGCCAAGGTGGGTTCCAGCAAACTCGATGGCGGCATCTTCAACCGCCCGGCCCTTTGCCATAGGCTTTGTGTCCAGTTGGCGGCGTACTCCGAAAAGTTGCTCAACAACCCAATCTTGAAGGTAGCCGTAGCAAGTTGCCCCAGCCGTGTCCTTCCCCCTGCCATTGGCCATAATTTGACCAATGGCAGAACAGCGTGCTTTAAACTCCTTCATTGCCGATTTGTTTTGAATAGATTGCAATTGCCTTTTCAACTGTTGCTTGGCTGCTTGCCCACGCCTTTACGTTGATGCACTCGCCATCGTTGAAAGGGTTTGCCTTGGCTCGGCTAACTTCGGGCAGTTGTTCGGAAATGTCGAATAACTGATTGCAAAGGTCTTGCATCTTGGTAGGCAGGCTTAAAAATGCAATAGGCTGCTGCACCTTGGCGGCAACTGAATACGTGTCCTTGTCCGCATCCTTCAACTCCTCGGTAGGTATAAGTAGCATTTGCATTAGTGCGTACTTTAAAGCTGCTGACATGGCTTTGTTGGTTGACTTGTCGCCGCTGTCCATGGCCTCGCCCTCAACGATTGAAAACACGCTGCTGCCGTCTATTGCGTAGAAGGTAAACTTTACCCGAAGAATGGTGTAAAGCAGCAAGCCGCCTTTGGCCGTTGTGCGTTCTTCCCGGTTGTTGCTGACCACATCGCTTGTAATGAATACGCCGTTGCGGGCGAATAGCGGGTGAATGGCGTTGTAAAGGTCATCAATGCCTCTAAAGTTGTACCCCTGCTGGGCGTTTTTGTTGTTCTTGCCAATGGCCGAAACCTCGGTCATAATGTTGGCGATGCTTTGATAGATTTGCATGGTTGTTTGGTTTTATTGGTTATTAAAGTTTACAAGGTTTTCAACGATTTTGACTGCTTGACGCATTATGGTTTCTTGGGGTAATATGCCACCAACCCAGCGAAGCGATGCGGCGATGAATGGTTTGCCTTTTTCGGGCTTTGCAATTACTTGGATTTTGCCGCCGCCAATTGATGGGGTTTCTCGGATTTCGTACTTCATCTTGGTTTGTTGGTTTGTAGTTGTTGTTTTACTTTTTTCCAGTATTTAAGGGTAGATGCCTTTTTGTGTCCGTTCGGCCCACCGTTCCATTTTCGTGCGATAACCTCGGCGTTTGCGTAGCGGTTGGTAAGTACCCACATATCAAATGCTTTCATTGATTTGCCGCAGTTCCACCTATCATCTAAGGTAAACGGTATGCCGATGCGGTTAAACTCGGCAACCATTATCGGGCGAATTTGCAAGCAGCCGCAAGCGTCTTCACGTTTGTTGTATGCAAGGTCATTGCCACCGCTTTCAATCATGATAATGGCGGCTAAAAGTTTAATTAGAATCATTGGTTTAGTATTTGGCAGTTTAGTAGAATCGGGTCGGCATTGCCTGTGTTGTATTTAGCCCTGATGTGGTTTTTGGCCCATATCATTAAAAGCCAGTCGGTCATTTCGGCATCGGCTTCGTAATGTTTTAGGCGGTTAATTTTTTGTTCATCAAGCCAAATGTTTAGCTTGCGAATGTGGGAGGGGCGGTCGGGCAAGGCCCATTGAATTGCAATTTGCATAGCGTTTAAATTTGTTCTGCAATAGTAAACTTTTAAACAATACGAAACCCCAGCGTTAACACTTTTTAACACTTGGCACAAAAAGAAAAGCCCCAACTTTCGTCAGGGCAATTCAGCAAACAACGGGGTTAATTACTTGATTTTGCTTGCAATATCTTTGCCCTTGGCGATTAAATCGTACAGGCGTTTGAGTAGCGTTGTGCCTGTCATTTTCTCGATGTTCTCATCTATGCTTTTAAACTCGATGGCAATCAACGCAACCCCTACTGTCTTCGTTAAAACGTATGGGGTGTTGATTAACGTGCCAAGAAGGTCGCCAACAATATGCACGTCCATGATAAAGAACGAAATGGTAACGGCTTGGTACATTAGCATCTTCCAAACAACCTTGCTCAGCTTTTTGCTTTCGATTTTCTCGCCTATTTTCTGTGCAGCCATAACGCCAAGCAGGGTATCAAGGGCAATGAACGCCCCGATTGCAATCATTATGCCAGCCACGGGGGCAAAAAAGGCCAGTATTGAAGCCGATATGTAGGCAAAAGTAGATTTCATTACGGGATATTTACACGGTTAACAACCATCGGTGTGCAAGAATAGCATCGGTCATTCGGTAGGCGAAGGTTGACCAACAGTTGTTGCAGTTCGATGTTGTAGTACTGCACATAAAGGCTTCGCTTTTCGTTGGCATCCTCTTTGTTTATCGTGGTAACATTGTTCAGCCTGTCGCTGAAAAGCACCTCATCCATCAATTCAACGCCGCTGGCATATAGCATGGCCCTTCGTAGTCGGTTGCTGAACTGGCACAGCCACGTGTTGTCATCGCATTCAATCGAATAGTTTAACGATACGCCGTGGGTGTAACCAATTCCTACCAAATTTGTTTCAGTTAACGAACCCGTTTTGCTTGTCTTTACGGCCCTTGTAAACAGCAAATCGCTGAAGCGTGAACGGCGGCCTTTGGAACAGCTTGCACAGTTGGTTGGGTTAATCCACGTATCGAACGCAACCGAAAGCCCAGCGTCAACGGCAACCATCAAATGAAGGTCTTGGCCGTTTGTTGGGTAGGTCTTATTGATTAGCACGTTTGTTATTTGGCCAGCCACAGAAGTGAAAGGTATCGTGTCAATAATTCTGCCCTGAATAACGTCAATGATATAAAGGTTGTCGGTAATGCCTGAAGCAAAGAACACCGAAACGCTGTTCAGGTTGAATTTCAAATATGGGTAGTCGCTTACCAGTATTTCAAGGCCAGCATATTGCCCAGCTTTAACTGCATCGGTAGCCTTGTTTTCATCGTAGAAGCCGATTGTACCTTTGTCAACTACCGAAGCGAAACGACCTTTGATGTCCATGTGCGAACGAAAGTCGCTCACAATTTTATCGCTTGCCCTGTTCACCGCATCTTGCATGACCTCGAAGCCGCTCAATTGTTGGCTGTCGTTTAGGTAGTCGGCATGGTTAATGTCGAAGCCCGGCAATTGTGAAAGCGAAGTTTTGCCGCTTGGTAATGCGGTGCAACCATCGGGCACAAATATCAGGTCGGTAAGGCAAGTTGTCGGCATAGCAAAAGTTTATCGACCACCACAATTGCACCCTCCGGGCCGTGATGTCGGTTTTGGTTTTGGTTTGTATTTCATGGGGTTAAAATAAGGGGGGCATTTCGCCCCCCTGTATTTGTGAATCCGCTATGGATTAGTTTGAGCGGAAGGTCAGGATTCCGTTTACACCTTCCAATCTGTCGCCAGCCTGATACATATCAGAGGGCAAGAAGATGAAATCGTGGTTCAGCGAAATCTCGAAGTTCCAAACCTTTTGGTCAGCACCGTTACAAGTGTACTCGGCACGGTAGTCAAAGGTCAATGGCAACGCTGGGTCGGGGTGCTGTAAAGTACCTTGTACCAAAGTGCTGTCGTTCATTTCCAAGATGCCTTTGAATTCGTTGAACGAAATCATTTGAATTGCACCGGGAATAACGGCTAATGCGTTTAGGGCATTTCCGCTATTCAATTGGATGCGGCGGTCATATCCGAAAGTAACGCCAGCTTGTGAAGCATACAACGAAGCAGATACACCGCCATCGTTAAACGCACCGGGGGCAATTGCATTCAATGCCTTGATGTACTTCCACCATTTTTCGCCACCAAACACGAAAGGCATTTGGGTGAAATCGTTGGCCATGTTTTGGAAAGCAATATCCTCAACGGCGGTAGTTTGTGGAACGTTACTGGTGAAGGTGGTAGTCGATTTGAAGGTTGAAGTACCGGCTGGGCTACCAGCATCAACATCGGAAGCAAAGTTGCCGCTGTTTGCAACAAGCTGAATGGCAGCGTTTGTCGCAACTTTGCGGGTTAGCACGTCCATCATTTTGAAGATTTCACGTGCGATGTACGCTGAATCCTGCTCGCAACGCTCTTCCAACTCGGAAGCGGTCAATTTGAAACCAACGTGGTAACCATCGGAAGGGGTTAGCGAATACAAAACAGAAGTTTCGCCATCGTTGGCAAAAGTTCCGCAAGTAACTCGGCCTCCGTCTTGAACCATAGATTCCAAGAAACGCTGTCCGTAAACAACCTCAACTGTTTTGCGGCCGTGGTCGCGGAAGTTGATTTGGTTTTGAATAACCTCGCTGCGGTTTTGGGCAGAAAGAATGAAAGAAAGCAAAGGCAAAGGCTCGGCTTTCAGGTTGTCGTACCCGAAGGAATCGAACAAGGATAGCTGCACATTTGGGCAAGCAATAAAAGATGATAAAGCTGACATAGTTTTTAAGTTTAGTTTGTCATTTGTTTGTTTTCGCCGTGTTTCGGGGGCGAAATTACCCGACTATGCCCGATTTAGGTTCGGCTGGGCTGCCGACTATTACAAAATTAAGTAGTGTTTGACGAAGTGAATGGTATTTTTCCGCATATTTGCCCAAAAAAACATTATGAGCGAAGAAAATTACCAAAGTAGCCCCATTGTTTTGCGGGATATTGAATACAAAAGACGCACGGTTGCGATTTCCGAACCCATTACGAACTACCAATGTGCCCCACGTGCCCATCATAACTCCATAAAGGCTCAATACAGCAACCGAATGTACTTTGCTGTCCTGATGTACCGTGAACTGCTTAAAGGTTCAGTTAATCGCTTTGAAGCGGCAACCGAAGCGGCCACGGTGCATGATGTGAATTACGATAAAATTATGCGGATTGCAAGAAAAGACATTTAGAAACAAATTAGCCCTGTTTTTGTTACAAAAAAAGCCCCACCGAAGTAGGGCTGTTTCGCCTTGGTTTGTTTTTGATTAAATTGATACTATTTTGTACCCAAAGTGTTGTATAAAAGTATCAAATGTATTCCTGCCCATTCTTTGTAAATGATTGTTTTTAAACCAAAGAAACTTTTCTGTGCATCTTTCTACTTCAACTTGCACAGGCTGGTTCATTTGCTCTGGGGACAAATTCAATCTTATTTCTACAATTGAACCTTTTTTTAAATCTGATGCTTTCATTTTGTTTGTGTTTTTGTGTACTGCAATATTAAGCCTTTTTTCAATACTAAAATTATGGCCTTTATTGTTTTAACACTTTTTAACACTTGACACAAAAAAGCCCCCGATTTCTCAGGGGCTGTATTTTTCTCGCCATTTACTCGACAAGTTGGCGAAGGTTAGATTTTGATGCCTTGCGACCTTGCCTTTGCAAGCCACGCCTCTTTCGCTGCGGCAACTGCTGGGTTCATTTCTTTGCCAGCGGGTGCGTTGCTTTGACGCTGCGGTGTACCTTGGCCTCCGTTGTTTACCTTGAACCGCTTGACCTCTTTTAAGGTGCTTTCAAACAATTGCTCTGCGGTAAGCTGCGAAGTTGTGCCGCCTGTTACGATGTTGTTGTCTTTGTCGTAAACAAGCAACTTGCCGTTTTCCTTTTTGAAGATGTATTTGTTTTCCAACTTGGTTAGCCATACGCCCTCTTTCACAATTTCATCTGCATCGTCAATCCAGTTAGCGGCATCGAATGCACGTTTAACCTCCGCATCGGTTTGCATTTTGTTCAGGCGTTCCTCAGCATCGGTTTGGGCGTTCTTGATTGCCTCCTGATATTCAAGTTCTTTTGCCTTGGATTGCTCGGTCATTTCCCTTAACTGGTCGCGTTCTTTTTTGATTTGCTCAATGTCGGGGTTTGACTTGCCCGCTTCGATTGCCTTTTGAAGTTCATCGTTTAGGGCTGCGATTTTGCTGGGAACCAGTTCAACCAACTCATCAAAGGTTTTGCCTTTTCCGTCCTCGCCGACAATTGCCTTTAGCTTGTTTTCGGCTGTGCCTCTTGCCTTGCCAAAGGTGGCGTTGATTTCCTTTAGGTGGGTTTCTCGGTCAATGAAACGCTCGCCCAGGGCGGTGCGAATCGTGTCCTCGTTTGCCCCATCGGCAACCTGTATGCCAGTCAGCTTTTCAAAGATTTCCTTATTGATTTCCATTTGTTTGTTGTTTGCGTGATTGTTTGCTTGAATTTAATTGTGCCTCCAGTTCGGCAATTTTCGCCTGAAGTTCGGCCTCTTTTTGCTCTGCGTCGGTCAACCTGTTTTCAAGGTTAGCAAGCATGGCATTTTGATGTGCCCCTTGGTCGATAAACTTTTGGTCTATCCCGTAGCCGCTGAAGTTTTTGGCTTCCCAATCTTCTTCCAGCATGTAGCCTAATGCCCCGAATTTGGCTTTCATTTCGGCAGGCTTCGGCCATGCTCGCCTTGGGATTTCAAGTTTACGCCCGAAGTTGGCGGGTTTGCCGGGGTTGTGCGTCCGCTCGGCTTGGTGTTTGGCTACACGAATAAATGTGTAGTTGTCATTGGTTGTTGTTTGCATATTGCAAGGGTTTGGTTTAAATTAAAGATGGTGGCGGGGGCGATGTAAATTGGTTGGCAATTGTTGAAGATATGCCAATCACAATCGCCCGTTGTTCTGCGGTTGAAAGGTTGTCGAAGTTTTCGTTTTCTTCGTAGGCCTGATTCAGTATTGTTACAAAAGAACTGTGTAAAATGACCTCGGCCTCAGTTGCGGTGCTGCCAAGCATAGTCCTTACTGTGATGTCATCTTTTGACCAAAGGCGGTCAAGTTTAATTTGCAGCTTTATCATTTGCTCAACCTTCGGCGATGCGTTGAAGCGTGTGCCCACGTATTGGTAAAGCAGCGAAGCTAATGCCGAATCTGGCATCGATTGTTCTTTGGCCGTTCCGATTTCGCTTGTGATGTCCTCGTAAGTTCTAAAGTTGAACGAAGTGGGTACTTGAATGCTGGGCTTTTCAAATGCGTTGCCGTACCTCATGTGGCCAATTGCCTCAATGCTCATGTCCATAAGGGCAAAAAGTTCCCGGGCAAACTGCACCATGAATGTTTGCCATTCTTCCTTTTCAATTTGCTTGCCCGTGGCGGTTGCTGAATTTGCTTGCTCAGGTTCAAAGAACATACCAAAGGCCGAACGTCTGCGGCTTTCGATTTGCTCGCTGGTGTATTTTAGAATTTCGCTTGGCGGTGCTGCGAATTGAACAGGCGGGGACATGGCCAAGGTATTTGCTTCGCCCATTCGGGTTGTGGCAGCTACCTCATAAATGCCCGTTGGGGAATGGTTCAGGTTCTTGCCTGAGCCGTTACATTTGCCGCACGTGGTGTACTTGCCTTGGTCTGCAGTCCATACTTGGCCACCTTCGCAGCCAGCGGCATCGCATCTATCGACAACGGCAATAATAATTGGGAACGCCAACCGGTACGTTGACATCATTAGGTTGCTTTCCAACCGTACAACGGTGTTCAAATGCGGGATTGCATCGCAAAACGATGAACGATAGAACACCTCATTATCGTGCATGGCGGGTTTTCCACCAAGTTTCCAAGCGGGTAGGTAACCGTATGCATGCCTAAAGGTTTCAACTACCTCAAAGGTCAGGTTGCCTTTGTCATCTTTGCCGTTTACAAATGCCTCGAAAATGCCTTGCTTGTCGATGTATTTAAAGGTCATTTTGTCGCTGTCCTTGCCGTTCCAAATCAGGGCGTACTCGTTTGCCCTGTAACCCGCAACGTATTTTTCATCGTAAATTTTGGCAATTGGGGCAATCAGTTCCGACTGGTCAACAATATCGTATTCCTCGCCATCTTCCCCTGTAACCGTTTTCATGGGCATGTAGTCAGGGCATACTACAAGCAATTGGTTCGGGTAGTTTATTTTGCGTTCCCGAACGATGTCGAAAAAGAACGCCTCGATAGAATAGTATTCAGGGTAAAGGCCGTAAAAATACTCCTTCTGCTCAGGGTTCGGCCATTCAATAGAATAGTTTTGGCTGTTGGCAACCGCCTTGGTTCGGTTCAGGGCCCGATTCCATTCGGTGTTGGTTGTCGGTTCGTATAGCCCTTTTTGGTATTCCCATTCCTCGGCCTGTTGGTTCGGTGCTTTTGACCGAAGTATTTCGTAGGGGAACTGGTCGGCCTCAGCGTGAACTGCCACCGCATTATGCTCCCGAATGGTTTCGGCGTATATTTCGTTGAAGTCGGGCAGGCCATCGTAGTAGCTTTCCGTTTGGAATTTCTTGTCGTACTTACTGGGCATGCCAACAACATTCCGTTTTTTGCGGATTGCCTTTGCGGCGTGGTCAATTAGGCTATAAATGTCTGCCATTTGTTCGGGCTGTTTTCACAAAAATACGCAAACTATTCTATGTGTTTCAACATTTCGTTTAGCGGCAACCGAATGACCGCATCGGTGCAATCGTGATGCCCCGCCAAAATTAGGCAATTGCCCTTTTTGTCAATCTCCAAATGACTTGGAAAAGTTACCAAATCCAGCATCGGATTGAGCCAAGTATGGGGCGTTTCGGGTATGTCCTTATTGTTCACAAAGGTCGCTTTCCAAAGCGGTGTTCTGCTCCAGCGTAGTGCCCTGAACGGTGGCTTTGCCTCCAACTCCATTAAACCTGCCCAGTATAAATTGATAGCGTTAACCCTCTGCCTCACGTGAAAGATGGTGTACAACTTGCTACCATGCTCAACTAATTGCGTGCCGCCCCTAATATGCCCCCGTGCCAAGGTAGGTGTTTCGGTTTTGTATTCGGCAATCGGTTCGCCAAGGTTATACTCAACCACATGGCCCGGGGCATACAGCACGTGAAGCCGCCCTTCGTAAACAAACGGCGACCAGTTCTTTTCTCGGCCATCGTGGTCTTTTGGTTTACTTGCTGGGGGTTTCATCTGCCAACATTCTTGCGTGTCGATGTAACCAAAGTACATTTTGTGTCCATCGTTAAACACCAACGCTGGCCGCCCGTTAAATTCAAAACCCCGTGGGTCTTCAGCATGCCCATTCTCGGTAACAAAGGGAATAATGCGGCCGTTTGTTGGCTTGCCCTCGTTCCAATCCCAAACCGCTATTTTCCTATCCCTAAACCAAGGGAACTTGTCCAACCGTGTAGCGTATAAGTTGCCAACCAATGTACCGTTGAATGCGTTTGTAAAAGGTTTGATTGCTGCAGAATGGTAGGGTATAAGTTCAAGTTCGGGTTGCAGCTTTGCCTCAATCGCATCGAAATGAATCTTGCGAACATCGGGCTTTTCAACATTGCGAACTGGCTTGCTTACCGCAAACTTGGCTTTCATTAAATGGTGGGCCTTAGCGGCTGTTACGCTGCCATACATTTGCTTTTCAATATAGGCAACAACCCTATCGTAAAGGTCATAGGTTTTTCGTGCATCGGTGCTATATTGCCCGTAGCAACCCACGAAGTAGTGGTTGCGTTTCAGTTCGGTAAAGTCGGGCGTCTTGGCCTTGAATTGTACGGGTGCGATGCCAAGGTCAGGGTTTACGTTTGCTTGGCAAAGGGCCACATTAAAAGCCAATTCATCGGGGAATGAATGCCCCCAATGCTTCGTGGCTAAATGCTCTTTGTAGTTCGCCTTGGCGTTTGCCCAAACCTCTGCGGCTTTGGGTGTATTTTTCCAGTACAGGATTGATGAATTGATTTCGGGCAGCACTCCCGTTTCAGGCAGTTCAAATTCTTTGCGAACTTTGTCCAGCGTCAGCCAAAGGCAAGGCCATGAATCGTTAGTTAGGTCGGTTTGCGAAACCACTTGCGTAGCAAAATCAAAACCAAGGCAACGCTCCCATAGGGTGTTGAGTTCTTGTACAGCCACGCCATCGCAATCAATGTACATCGTTTCATCGAATGGGGTGTATTTATCAAGGTGTAGTTTAAACTTGCCCGGTGCAATCCGCCCAGTCGCATCGTTCAAATCTGCGGGGTCAATCTGCACAGCATGGGCAACGTGCTTGCGTTCCCGTTCGGGCAGAAGGTTAATATCCCCTACAATCGCAATCGGTATTTCAGGGCTAAAATGGGCAAGGGAATTGACCATGTTTTTCGCCCATTGGCCGTAGCTTGAATTCCCTGATAAAAAAAGTAGGTAACCTTTCATAAGTTGTTTGCTATTCAAAGGTAATAACAAAAAACAAAAAGCCCCAAGGCTGGGGCTAATTGTTTGGGTTCTAAAAGGAAACGAAATTCGTACCCTATTGGTAGTTGGATGCTTGGTTTTTAATGCAGCCGTACCCTATCGGGGGTTGTATGGCCTATACATTAGTTACAAGCAAGTGCTACGACCGTGCATCAATGACGGTTTTCTTGTATTCAAGGAAAGCGGCTTTTGCCATTCGTATATGCAACTCACTTTCTTCTCTCGGAACAGGGTCTTTAATCAATGCTATTGCTTCATCCAGTTTTAGGCTTTCACTATCCAAATAATCAGCCATTATTTCAATTAGGTTTTGCTCTCTGTTTTCTAACATAGCCGCTTTTTTAATCAAAGTTTTTTCGACTAATTCAAACCAACATTGATTATATGAACCGCTACCATCATCCTCCCAATTTCTTTTGAAGCCGAACATATACCACTCCTCCGCTTTCAAATCTTTAGTGTCAATTTCATTAACTGACTCCCAAAGTTTATCAAAATCTTTTTTGATTAAAACCTCGTTATCCCTAATTGAAGCAACTCTTAAATCATTTTCTTCAAAAGAAATTGAACCATCAATAACGCTGCTATGTGTGAAAATTGCAATGTAAATCATTTTGTTTCAGTTTAATTTCGTGTTAGCAAGCCGTACCCTATCGGGGGGTGTTGCGGCTATACATTAGTTATGTGCCATTTTAACGGACACCCCGTTCAATATCAAAATAATAATATGCTGAATTGTATAAAGACTTCCATTTATCTTTCGGAATATCGTCAGCTTCCATTATATCCCATAGGTCTTGCGGGTCGCAATGCCTATCAACGCCACCATAAGACCAAACACTTCTTATTCGGCAAAGTAAACGAGCCATTGTTTTATTGTAAACTTCATTGTTTCTAATATGCGAACCTTCCTGACCTACGCATATTATTATTTCTCCGTCTTGATTTACTGTCTTGTTCATTTTAAATTGTTGTTAATAAAAACGGCACATAACAAGGGTTTTGCGGCTATACATTAGTTAGCGAAAATGCTATGGACACCTAAGTCCATTGTGAACTATTTCCCACTCCCAATATTTTGAGTTGTTTTTTCTAACTCTATTTTCTGACCAACCTTGCTTATACCAAACCAACTGATAAGGATTAGGCTTACGAGAAGCACTTCCGCTAACATCGGCTTGCTGCAAGGCGGGCTTTTGTGCTTCGTTTGACATTTTAGCGAAGTGTTTCCAGTTTCTTTCGTCTGCCATTTTGTTTCAGTTTAATTTCGTGTTAGCAAGCCGTATAGCACGTATCGGCTTCGGGTTTTTTGAAAGAATTAACAAGCGTTTGCAAAGAATTGGTATCGGTAACAGGGATGCGTTGATAGATATGCCCATCTTCGGGGCGAATTACCAGCACCTCGCAAAGGCGTGTTGTTTGCTGCCAGTCCAGCATTAGCGTTGGGGCCAGCATCTTCGTGAAGATTGTGTACGGATAGCCGTGCATCATTTCAAACACACTATCGTGCCCGCTTTCCATGTTGAAGCCAAGGGCCATAATGTCGCAAAAGTTAATTGGTTGTTGCATGGGTTATTTGTTTCTGCAAACCTAAATAAAAAACCAACACGCAAATGTTAATAAGTGTTAAAACAAAAAGCCCCAACAAATGTCGGGGCTTTTCGATACCATGAAACCAAAAAACGCTTATTCAAATACGCCAACAGGGGCGTTGTATAGAACGGGGAATTCATTGGGTGCAGACTGCCAGCCGAAGGTAACCATGTATTGCTGCACATCGTTTTCATCAGCCTTGGCTGGTTTTGCGATGCAACGTACTGGCTGCTCAACAACTCGGATTTCATCTTCCTCGTAGTAGAACCAAGCCAATTTGTACTTGCCAATGGTGTTCAGCGTTTCGTAGAACGTATCGTTGCTGCTGTCCACGTTCGCATCCATTACCGATAAGGTATGGTTGAACTTGGTTAGGATGTCAGGCGTGCCTCGGCGTGGGTTGGTAATGGTTACCTCTTCCGCTTCGGGATAGTTCGCCTTGATTTCCTTGATGATTGCTACATCGCCAGCGGCAATAGCGGCAGTCCACTCGGCAGCATCGGTGTAGTCCAAAAAGGTGTAGTCATTGTCAATAACGGCCACGGCAGAAATGCCCGTTAACCGATTGATTTCGCAGACGTTTTCGCTGTAAACAGGCAAATTGTCAAAACAAGAATAGCTCATATTTGTAAAATTTAGTTTATCAAAGGTAGTAAGGCCGTTTTAAACCTTCGCCCATTTGTCGCTATAATCGTACATTTGTAGTTATGAACGTGGCACAACTTTCATTGGCCGAACTTTTCGACCTTAAATTTGCGGTAAATAGCGAACTGAATCGCCGCATTTCGCTGGCAGCCGATGACTTTCTTTGGTCGCTTTGTGCATACTACGGGGTTGATTACGCCGCATTTCGGGCCGCAACAAGGCGGCAGTATTCCGACATTAAGCGAATTGCGTCTTATTATTTCGTGGCCATGAAAGGGTTGTCAAGCGGCGAAGCAGCAGAACTTATCGGCATCAATCGGGTAACTGTTGGCCAGCACGTTCAACGGGTTTTGTTTTTCAAAAAGAACGTGCCCGGTAAATGGTTTAAAATTTACAACATAATTCAATCTACAACAAAATGAAAAAACCCGTAGCGGTAACCATCGGCATTGGCGATTACCTGAAGCACGCTGAAAAATCGGCAGAACTTGTCCGTAAGCATCTTGGACTTGAAACCCGAATTATAACTGATGAACATTTGCACCATGCATTAAACTTGCATCAGTTTAAAGAAATGGTGTGGACATTGAAGTACAAGATTTGGGATATTTGGCCCGACCTTGATTTGGTAATGTATCATGACTGCGATTGGCGGCCCGTTCGGGATTTCGATTTGACAGATCATTTGCCCGATTTCAAAGACGTTTACTTTTGCCTTGACCGGGACAATGACCATACCCGTGGCCTTGAACAGCAATACCGTTTAAAGCCCTCAACCTATTTCAATGCTGGTTGGTTTGTGGCCAACCGCAAGCACAAGCCGATATTTGATTTCTGCTACAAAAACTATTTCAGGTACGAAAACATATGGGGCGACCAATGCGTTTCAAATCAGGTTTTCAAAAACTTGGTAACGCTGGCAGACAAGCGGTTGAACGTGATGGACGTTAATACAAATATCCCCAATGAAGAAGTGCTGGCTTTTCACTCATCAGCAAATTACTCAATTTACGAAGGTAACAATGACTTTGAATGGGGGAGCCCCGAATCACAAATTGAAAACTGGGACTTTGCTCATACGTGGATAACGGACAAAATGCACATAACCGAAATTCACAACGTGGCCAAGCAATACAAAGGCGGCAAGGCCCTTGAAGTAGGTACTTTTAAGGCACATGGGGCAAAGGCTATGGCAATGGCTGGCATGTCGGTAAAGACAATCGACATCAGCGATGAACATTTAAAGGCAAACATTGCGTTTTGTAGCCCATATTTAATTGATTTTCGCATAACATCAGGCGAAAAAGAACTGCAAAACGATGAAAAATATGATGTGGTGTTTCATGACAGTTATCACGGGCCCAGCGTTATTCAAGAATTGGTGCAATACTATCAAAAAAAGGTAGCCGAAAATGGTGTTTTGATAGTTCACGATGTAGATTCATTCGATGTAAACGAATTGCTTGGCTTAATTGGTAACCCAAGGCATACAATTACGACCGACGGCAAGGGCCGACAATTAGGCTGCTTTTATTCAGGCTTATAAAACCCAGCAGCCTCGGCCCGGTCTTTAACATTTTGCGGCACATCTTCGGTTGCCACGGGAATTAACTGGTGCCCGCAATTGTAACCGCCACGAAGTGCCCAAATGGTACTTGAATTCGTTGCCCTGTTCTTGCCGTCCCAATTTAGCGAAGCCCATGCCTCCACCTCCTTGCTGTGGTATATTTGATTGTTACGCTGGCTGCAAAAACTACGCGTACCCTTCACATCAACGCCAATGTATTCGTAAAACTCGAAGCCTAATTCTTCGGTCATTTCGTTGATGACTTGGGCTTGGCTTATTGAATAGAAATCGTAGGCGTTTTGCTTGGCGTACCTTTCCATTCTGCCCTGAAAGTCCGCACTACCTTCAATGTTCTTTCGCACATTTCGCAGCACTTGGCCAAAGTTTTCGCCCGTGGCCACGCTGTTTTCAATGACCTTGCGAAAGGCGGCGGCGGCATCGGCTGGGGCATTGGTAGATAGTAGGTCTAAGGTTGTACTTTTAGCGTTACCCAATATGGCCTGAACCTTCGCACTTTGCGTGTATGCCTGCCCGGTTATAACGCCCATCAGCTTTGCCGAAAGTTCTGCCCCATCGCTCATGCTATCAACAAAGCCCCTCAACGCCTCGGTGTATTTGGGGTTGTTGTATGCGGCCTTCATCTTGTTAGTAAGCGTCTGCACCTTTGCAAAGTTGCCTTGGCTTATGATTACGTTGCCAGCTTCATCAAGGGCAAGGTCGGCTAACTCCGAAACCATTAAAGCAAACGCCTCACGCTGTGCCGCCTTTACGCTTCTGAAAAACGCATCGGGCACATCGTCCATGCTTTGGGCGATTTTCTTTATAAGCCGTTCCTTGCGGGTCATTACAGCGGGTTAACGATAAACCGTTGGTCTTTCTTGGCCACCTCAACAATGCACGGTGCAATCTCGGCGGCCTCTGAATAGTCGGGTTCGTACTCGCCAATCTTCACGTACTGCACCCCGTTCACGTAGAAGTTGCGGTGCATAAGCCCAACCGCAATAGCTTGGTGGGCGGCAGGAAATATCGCATCAATCGCAAGTTCTTCTACCTTTCGGCCGTTGCTAAAAAACGAACGCTGATAAGAATCCACGCCCTTGCGTTCATCGTGGGCAAGGCTTACAATCTTGCCGTTCAATAGCCGCCCCTCAACGTACATTCGATTTGTATATCCCGTATTGTACGCATGGCCGAATGAATTGGTATCGTTGTTCCAAGTTAGTTCGGTTTCGCAGTCCAGTTCTTTAACGTGGTAGCATTCGCTGCAAGCAAATGTTTCGGGCTGGAAGTTTTGAATCTTGTATTTTAAGGTAGCACAAAGGGTAGCATTGTTGTTGTGGGCCTTAATGATAATGCGTTTGGGCCCAGCGGCCATGCCAAAGTTGCTCAACGTAAAGGTATGAACCCCGTTGCTGCCGTGCGGGCTTGAACAAACCTGCCCTGATAGGTCATTATTTTGAATGCATACCTGAACATTGCCTGAGCCATGCCCGCTAATGGTCAGTTCAAATTGCACGTTGGTAACAATCGTGCTAATGTCGCAGTCAATTCCCTCGGCATAAGCAAAGTCATCTTTTCTGCTGCTATTGAAACAAACCTGATTGCCGTCTATGCTAATGCCAGCGGCTATGTTGGTATTCCAGTTGCCGTCTTGCCCAATCGTTTGAAATACCGCACATTCGGCCTCTTCGCTTAGGCATACCGAAACATCGCAGCCCTCAGGCAGTTCAATACACTTTTCAATGATGCCGTTCTGCAAGCCGCCGCCCGTGTAGGTAAATTCTGTCCATGCCCCGCCGTTTACGCTGTATGCGTAGGTTCTTTTTACCAAATATGCCTCGCTGTTGCATAACGAAATGCAGCCCGTAAACTGCCCCGTTGTCAAAAACTGCAATCGGTTAATGTTAAGCGGCTCGCCAAAGTACCAATCAAATGTGCCGGGCGATGCAATCGGAAGCGTGTAAATGGTAAGCCCTAATGCTGCGTTTAGCGAAGCCGTGCCTTGTGAATAGTTACTAACCTCAAACGTGCCACGATACCAATTGCCAGCCGCCCCCACAGGAAATTTAATTTGCACCTCGCCGTCAAACCTATTAAAGCAAATTGAATGATCGGCCAATATGCTCACGTTGTCAATTTGGGTAATTGATATAACGGTAAGAAAAATGCTGTAAATTGCGTAACCTTGGCCCGCAATAAAAGCATTTGCCCCGCTTGGCGTTCCAACAAGTGTTAACGTGGTAGCGGCCACTCCGCCTGTATTTACCGCAAAGGTATCGCCTGTTACCACGTTGCGAACGAACTGGTATTGCAGTATGCCGTTAACAATAAAGTTGCCGCCTGTATCAACCAACGTAGAAGCTGTGCCGCCCGTTGCCGTGCCTGTTTTTACGGGTAGGCAGGTTATTAAATTGTTGCCCGTTTCTCCCGCCTTGAATTGAAAGCAAAAATCTTCACTTGAATCCCAAGGTAGGCACATTGGGGAAGCGTAAAAGCCGCATTCTTGGGCTATCTGCTCGTTGAATGATAGTTCGCCCTCCCCGTAGAATATCGGGCTGCTGTAAGGTATCGGTTGTGCGTTTCTAATTGCCATAATACAAAGGTAGTTTATTCGGGTTCTTCTATGCTGTTCAGGTTTTCAAACTCAGGCGGCACTTGGTCAACCAATCGGCCAGCCAGTTGTGCTTCGGTTTGCCCTGATAGCAAATTGCGTGTCATGTCAAGAATGTACATATTTCGCCCCTCGCCCGCATCGTTGACCTGATACTTTAATTGGCTGAACGGCGATGCCGCTATTTGCTGCCAAGTCGGTAGAGGCAAGTTACCTGACCATTCGTTTTTTAGTAGGTAGTTGTTGCCGTCTTCAACCTGAACGGCATCGCCGCCGTCCACGTTGGTAAATCTTAATGTAAAGTGGCTGCTTTCGTAAATAAACAATTGACTTGGAGGAGGTGCAACATAATCAATGGTTAAAAATATCTTATCGTTTGCATTTAATAAAATAGGGATTGTAAAAACCTCCATTTTTATTTTCTTAACCAAGAAAGGAATGGGGGGAATAGTTAAAAAATCGTTTTGGTTGTCGGAAAACTGAGCCAAAATATTGCCAGTAGTATAGCTTGAATCGGTTCGCCAAAGGTTTAAATTAACAACGTAAAATGACGGCCCAATAACAATCCCCAAGTTTGTTTTTGTAATTAAATCAAGAATCCCATAAAAAACATAATATCCAGTTACTGGAATTGTATATTCATACGTGATGTTGTTGTAGTTGCTTCCTCCGTCAAACGCTGGGGCAACCGAATCGTTATTCCATTGGCAATAAAACTGACTTGAAGGCACAATACCTGTTCCAAATGTTCCTGTACTTGTTCCGTTCCAGTTTATTCCGGGAGAGCCTTTTGATGCAATTAATTCAAGTAAATCAAATTCAAATGGGGTGTTGGCTAATAATGGTTGTTGAACATACGGCCCTGATGAATTGGCATAAAAGCCAGTTGTAAAAAGGTTTAGGTACTGCTTAAAAATCGTGGCGGGCAACCCTGTAAAGTTGTTTATCAATACATTTTGGTTGCTGATGTCGCCGTTTAAATAGTATTCCCCGCTAAAATACAACGTGCCTTTTTCGTCCCAGTCAATGCCGTTGTGCTTTCGGCATATCACGTAAAACACCTCGTTGTCTTTGCTGCTATCGGGGTTGGCCAACCCTTGCTGCGTTTGAGTGTAGTAAATTAAATTAGTATCTGTAATCAATGCCTGCATACGCAAGTCAAGTTCTTTATCCACGTTGCTGCGGTAACTCATCGAAAACTGCTCCTCGAAGGTTGAAAGAAAAGGTGTAAATGCAAAATACCCGTCAAGGTCTTCATCTTTGCTGCCAAGTCGAACGCACGAATATAACGTGTCGCTGTTTATCATTTCCTTTACAGGCGTAGCTACGTGCTTGGTGTCTATTACACCTGATTGCCGTATGTCATCAAACCTTTCAACACGAAGGCGAAGGTTACCTACGGAATCCCTTTCAATGTACTGAACCAAATTGTATAGCTTGGCAAGGTCGCTGTATAGGTACTCAAATGAAATGTTAGGGCCGTATTGTTTTACGCCGTCCCGTAACGCCTCGCCGCTAAATAGGTAGCCTTGATTAAGCACGCCTTGAACTGGGTCTAAATACTCCTGTAAAGCATCGGAATAAAAGCCAATTTGGTTGTCGGTCATGGCCGCTACAAGGAATTTCATAGCCTCATATCTGCTCCAGCCTGTTACCCTGTTTGGAAAGTAAACAAGCGGCGGCGTTGGTAGGTTGTTCAATACCTGAATTTGTGTTGAACTGGCAACCCCTGTGATGTTTGTGCCGTTCTTCGACCGCCCTGAACCAATAATAAATTCAATGCTTTTGTTGTTTTCAATCTTGGCAAAGAACGAATTGTCCACAAGTTGAATCTCAACCGTTTGGGCGTACAGGTCGAAGGTGCAATCGGTAACGAATACAAGGCCATGCAATACGGTTTCCCAAACGCCAGCGTACTCATCATACCTTGATAGGGTGCAAGGTACTTGGGTGTCATAATCGGTACGCAATAGGTTTTGAAAGTAGCGGAACCCTTGGCCGCCCAATAGTACCGTACCCGTTATTTCTTGAAGGAATGCCTTGCGTTCAATGTCGTACCAAATATGCTCCGACAAATCGTTCAGGTCGCTTATCGTGTCGGGCGTGTAGTCAGTCCCGTTTATGAATAATCTTGCTGTCATGCTCCCCTAAGTTTTTTGCGTGTTTGTTTCATGGTTTGGAATCCGTCCCGTAGCACGGCGGTTTGTTCTTTGGTTGCCCTGAAAAGGCGGTAGTCATCGAAGTTGCTGGACATTTGCAAGGCCATTGAATTCGCCAAGCGGTCGGCAAAATCTTCCTCAGCTTGCCGCTGTTGTTCCATCAAGGCGGGCCGCACAAAGTTTTTGTTAATGTACCCATCAAGGCTGCCATCAATCCACGATTTGGCAAGGCCCGGGTATTGTAGGTTCTTCCCGGTTGGTATAATCGCTTCCCCTTCGTGTGCCATTACGGGAATGGTGTCCTTGCCTTTGGGGTTGCCGCCCAACTGCAAATAAGGCGTACCTTCAAAGAACTTGTACGGGTTGGGCTGTGCTGCAATGATACCGATTTGAAGTGCCCCAAATGCACCAGCGACAGCGGCGGCGGCGGCGGCAACGCCGGGCCCGATTAAAGGTATGGCGGCGGTTGCGGCAAATGCGTTCAATGCCGCTTGTGCTGCCGACATGGTGGCGTTAATAATTTGACTGGCTCTGCCTACCTCAAACTGCTCGGCTAAGATTGCGTTCTTTTTTGCCTCGTATTCTTCCTCGATGCGTAGCCGTTCCTCAGCGGTTAGGTTTTCATTGGCCAGCCTTTGATTCTTTTCCTTTTCAAGATTGTTTAATTGAAGGTCAAAGTAACCGTTCAATGCGTCCATTGCTGGCCCAAGTACCGAATTAACCGCACCAAATACCTTGCCCATTTCGGATTCGATTTCCCCTACTTTTTTAAGGGCATCTTGCTTTGCCTTTTCTTGAATTGTTAAAATTACTGGAAGTTCAATCCCTTCTTCATCGGTAAATGTGCCAAGGTCTGCTGATGATGCAATCAGCCCAAACTCCTTGGCAAGTTTGTCCGCATAATCAAACGATAAATCACTTGCCCTGTCCAATGCTTCAAGGTCTTCATCGCCCACAATGCCGCCCCTTACTTCTTCTAATTTGTTTTTGAATATCGCAAGTTGGTTTTCAAGTTTTGAAATCGCCTTTTGATATTCACTTGCCTTTTCAATATTGCCAGCGAATGTAGCGTTTTCTTGTGCAGTTTTAAGTTTGCCAAGTTCTTCGTTTAGCTTTTCAAGGGCCGTCTTGGCCTTTTCTTTTTCTTTGGTGTTATTGTCGCTTGCCGCTGCACTTTCGTTCTCAACGACAGTATTTGATGCCACAGCAACATTTACTTCTTTTGAAGTTTCTGCAATACTCTTTTGAACATTTGCCAATTTCTCTCCAGCCTCTGCACTTTTGGCTTGCGATTCGGCATACTGCTGAATCATATTTGAAACATCACCAAAGTTTCTTGATGTTTGCTTTACATTTACGCCTAATGCCTTTGCGGTTTCAAAAAACTTGCTAACCGAATTATCAAAAAACCCTGTATTAACCTCTCCTGCCTTTACCCTTTTAGCAAACTCATCAAGAAGTTTAGCATTGATTCCCATGCCACTTTGAAGAAGTTTGTCCCTCGATTCAATAGATTTGGTTTCTTCTTCAAGTTGTATCTCTGCCGCTTTTTGTGCAATTGCCTCTGCGGCCCTTAGTTTTATCCTTGCTGCAAAAGATTTGTTTGCTTCATTTAAAGCCGTTTGTAGTTGACCATTAAATTTTGTTTCATCCTTCAGGTCTTTAATTGCAACTGGCGAAAGTTCGTTAAATCTTTTTAGGTATTTGGCTCGTTCTTCGCTTTCGGGGTTTGTGTTTCTTAATGCCTCGGCAAGCAAATTAAGTTCAGCCTGTTCTTTTCGCAAACCTTCTACTGCCGAACTTGCAACCGCATCAAATTCTTTTTGCGATTCAGTTACCCCATTCATCATATCCAACAAATCAGGGCCGTAGGCAACCAATGTTGCTACCGCAGACGCAATCAATCCAAATGGGTTTGATTTTATTGCAGCATTCAATCCCTTTACTCCACCTGTAACGCCTTTTAGTATGCCTGTCAGGCCACCCATGTCTTTTGCCAATGCGGCAACCTTCATAGCACCAAAACCTGAAGCGACAATGAACAGCAACTTGCCCAAATTCTTAATGGTATCGGCATCAACACCATCTGTAAAACTCCTCAACCCCTCGGCAGCACCCAATAACGCTGGCATCAATGCATTGCCAATGGTAATCTTAACGTCCTCAAACGCATTCTGCATCAACTGAAACTGTGCATCTGCGGTTTGGGCTTGCTTTTCAAACGCCAAGTTAACCGCATTCGACCCCGTGGTCATGTCGGCCAAGGTGGCTGTATAAGATTCGTTTACCGTGCCGCCAAGGGCAAGGATAGCCGATGCGGTTTCAACGCTGCCAGTAACCTGTGCAACGGTCATGCCCGATGCCTCGGCTTCCTCTTTGATTAACTTGAACGCATTACCAAGGCCGCCCGATGTTTTGATTAAGTCAATGCCGTCTTTAGCCCCCAGTTGTTTGAATATATTCGACAACTCCTTGCCGGGCTTCTGCATTTCAGTTAACGCCTGTTTAAGCTGCGTTTGTGCGGCGGCGGCTGGGGTTCCCAATGTAGTGATGGCGGCGGTTGATGCTTGCAAGTCGGCAAGTGAAACCCCAGCGGCGGCGGCGGCTGGTGCAACCCCACCGAATTGTGCGGTAAGTTCGGCCAATGTGGTTTTGCCCGCCTTTACGGTTTTGAATAAAATGTCGCTTATCTGCTCGGCACTCAACCCCTCAGCGGCAAATGCGTTCACGGCCGATGTCATTATGTTTGCAGCCTCGGCAGTTGTAGCCAAGCCAGCAACACCCAACTGGGCAGAACTTTCAAGAACGGCCATAGCGTCCTCGGCACTTACACCCGCAGAACGCACATCGTACAAGGCAGATGACAATTGCCCCAACTCAACAGGGGTTTTCTTTGCCAAGTCCCTGACCGATGCCCCCATCGAATCCATGCTTTCCACGTTGGTATCAACCAAGGTGGCAATGTTGCTCATTGATTTGTCAAATGCGGCAGCGGCGTTTACTGCCTCGCGGCCAAATGAAACCAACTGTTGAACAGCAAATGCCGCAGCAATCGTTTTGCCAAGGTCTTGCAACGTGGCCTTTAAGCCGTTTGCACCTTTGCCTACATCATCAATTTTGTCATCGGCTTTCTTGGCATCGGCTTCAACCGCCTTGAGCCTACCTTTTAGGTCGTCTAATTCCTTTTTGAGTTTTGTGGTTTCCGCCTGAAACTCCACTATTATTTTGTCGATGGCCATCGGCTTCTTTTGTTTTAAGTTTTAGCAAGCGGATGAAGTCGTTAATTGTGCC